GTAAGCAAGTTGCGTGGCTGAACGGCGAGTGGGTCGTGCGTGATCCGAAGCCCGCAGATCGTCCCGGCTACCAATGGAACTGGAACCACAGCGAGATGGCGTGGGTGGAGTGCGAGTACGCGCTTACGGCACCAGAAGTGGTTGAGCCGGATTACAGCTTAGTCATCACTCCGTCTGACTCTATTAGCCTTGTTGTTGACGGCGGATTCTCGGAGCCGATTACTCTGGCTGCGGGTTCAGATCCGATCAGCGTTGCAGCATTCAGCTTGGTTATTAGCGATTCGGAGCCGTGACGATGGAAATGCAGGTCTTGTTTAACATCGTTGTAGGTGTAGCCGCGTTCTTTGGCGGATGGTCTCTTAATCAGATTACCCGCAGCATTGAGCGTTTGGACAAAGACGTTCGCAATATGCCGCTTAACTACGTTACTCAGACAACGTATCAACGAGACATTGACGACATTAAAAATATGCTCGGTAAGATCTTCGACAAGCTGGATGAGAAGGTAGACAAATGAGCGAAGACATTGAGCTGTTCAAAGCCAAGGTTCAGGCTGAGTTAAATCGGCTTGAGGCTAATTCGTCTGCCAAGGATGTTGCGGGTAAGGCAATTGGCAAGGACGGACTCAAGTACATCACGATCATTGTCGTGATTGGCGTTGCATCTAGTTTGGTTCTAGATTCTGAGAAGATAGCAGCCGTCATGGGTTTGCTTGGCGCTTCGCTGACCGCTTTGATTTCCATGCTCAACGGTATTGCTGGGGCATCGGAGAAGGAAGAGAAGCCGGAGTTTGCGGTCATCAAGGAACTCATCGCCAAGCTTGATCGTTTGGATCGCAAAGAGATGCCGATGCGAGTTGATGTGGAAGGCGATCATGTGACCGTCACGAAGGGCGACGATGTGGTGAGGGCTTCCAAATGATGACGATGATCTCAACCTTCCTGTCTTTTCTTGCGGGTGGACTCCCCAAGATCCTGCAAATCTTTCAAGACCGACAAGACAAGAAGCACGAGTTGGCTTTAGTCGCTGCTCAAAAGGAGCGTGAGTTGGCGCTGGCTGAGCGTGGCTTTATTGCTCAGGCTCGGGTCGAAGAGATCAAGTTAGAGCAGGTTCAGGTGCAGTCCGCAGCCGAGGAGCGCGTGGCTCTGTATCAGCACGACATGGAAATCGGCAAAGGCGCATCGCAGTGGATGATCAATCTACGGGCTTCGGTTCGTCCGGTCGTCACCTACATCTTCGTGCTGGAGCTGGTCGCCATCAATATCGCTGGTGTGTGGTATGCCTACAACACGGGTGTGCCGTTTGCTCAAGCGATGGCTGAAGTGTTCTCGGATGACGAGATGGCAATACTTGCCTCCATCATTGCATTTCATTTTGGTGGTAGAGCGTTTTCGCAGAAATGATTGGAGTTTATGCAATTAGGAATGTTGCCGTTGGTAAGGTATATATCGGCAGTAGTGGTGACGTTAAAAAACGAATCACTTGTCAGAAGTCCTATTTAAAAAACGGCAATCATCCGTCCACCATTCGTTCGCTTCGCGGAGAGCCTCAAGACGTATCCAAGTTCTCCTTTGACATCGTATGCCAGACCGACACCATTGATCAGGCAAGGGAACTTGAAGAGTTTTTGCTTACGGAGATTCCACAGAATCGTCTTTATAACCTTGCTTCTGATTATACCGGCGGGCGGGTAAAGCGTAAAAACAGAGAGCGATACAAAAACGGTGCAGCAAAACGTCTTGCTGACCCCGAGTTTAGAAACAAGTTAAGTCAAGCCTGTAAGGGTAAGCGTAAGATCGTCACCTGCCCAAAGTGCGGAATATCTGGTGGTGGCGGCAATATGCGCCGATACCATTTTGAAAATTGCAGACATGAAAGTAAGTCTTGAGCTTATTAAACTTGTGAAATGCCACGAGGGTGTCCGGACTAAGCCATACCGCTGTCCGGCGCTGTTGTGGACTGTCGGCGTCGGCCATGTGATTGATCCCACCCATGCAACGGTGAAGTATGAGGAGCGCCGGAATCTACCAATACCCGAGGGCTGGGACCGGGTTCTCACGATGGACGAGGTGGACCGGATACTTTCTCAAGACCTTAGCCGGTTTGAGCGTGGTGTGGTTCGACTTTGCCCTGCTGCTGTTGGCCGTCAGGGAGTCTTCGATGCTCTCGTATCTTTTGCCTTCAACGTGGGCCTCGGCAATCTCCAACGCTCTTCCCTTCGGATGAAAACCAACCGGGGGGAGTTTGAGGAGGCGGCGGAAGAGTTCATGAAATGGACCAAGGCAGGGGGGCGGGTACTTCCTGGTCTTGTCAAGCGCCGTCAGGATGAGCAGAGGCTATATTTGTCTTAATTAGGGTATAATCGTGCCCAAATAGTCTTGCCCGACTGGTAAGACGCGGGACTAAGGAGAGGTGTATGCCTGCGTCGATGACATTTACCAGTTTGCAAGTGGACATCCGGAACTACCTTGAAAGAGGTGGTGCGACGGACCCTATTGTTTATGAGCAGATCCCCCGGCTGATCACCCTGGCCGAGCGGCGGATTGCGCGTGAACTCAAGATTCAGGGTTTCCAGACGGTGGTCAATACCACCATGCAATCTGGGGTAGCGGTCTACGCCAAGCCGGATCGTTGGCGCGACACCATCAGCATCAACTTTGGCACCGGGACGAACAACAACGTCCACACGCCGGTCTTCCCGCGCTCTTACGAATACGTCCGTAGCTACTGGCCGAATGAGACAACGACCGGTCAGCCGCTGTTTTACGCCGATTACGATTACAAGCACTGGATCTTCGTGCCGACCCCGGCTGCGGATTACCCGATGGAGATCCTGTACTACGAACTGCCGCCGCTGTTGGACGACACGAACCAGACCAACTGGCTGACCGAGTTTGCGCCGAACCTGTTGCTGTACGGGTCGCTGGTGGAAGCCACGCCGTTTGTGAAGGACGATCAGCGCGTTCAGTTGTGGCAGACCTACTACGACCGGTCGCTGGCTGCGCTCAATGGCGAAGACCTCCAGAAGATCGTTGATCGGTCCACGAATCGCCGGGAGGCATAAGTGACTACTTATACAAACACCTTCGGTGGGACGAACATCTACCCGAGCGATGTCTCGTACCGCTACGTATCGCTGACGATTAGTCAGATTCTTGACTGGCCCCTTGAGGCTGCCCCGAGCACCGATGTCGTTGCGAAGATCATGGACGTTAACGCGACAACGACCAGCCTTGTCATCACGATGCCGGATGCAACCGAAGCCGGGACGGGTGAGACGGTCCTGTTCAACAACGTCGGCGCAAATACGTTCACGGTTAAGACCGCCACCGGTACCGTCATCTGCGCACCGCAATCAGGCACGACGTTTCAGATTTACCTGACTGATAACAGTACTGTTTCTGGTACGTGGCGTTCATTCCAATATGGCGCTTCTGTATCGGCTACGAATGCTGCTGCGTTGGCTGGTCTTGGTATTAAGGCAATTGCAACGACTTTAAATCAGTCGATGCCGGTTACTGCAATCAGCACCAATTACACAAGCGGCACAAGTGATCGTGCCAAGGTTTTGGTGTGGACGGGTGGTGCTGGAACCATTTCGTTTGACACCGCCCCTTCTTTGGGAAGTGATTGGTTCGTTAACATTCGAAACAGCGGCACAGGCGATCTAACTTTAGATCCAAGCAGTTCAGAATCAATCAATGGCGCAAGCACATTGGTGTTGTCGCCGGGTGATAGCGCCATTGTTGTAACAGACGGCGTGCAGTTCTGGACGATTGGTTTCGGTCAGTCTGCGGTTTACGCATTCAGCCTGCTTCAGATAGACGTTTCTGGCAGTGGTAACTACACCCTATCAGTGGCGGAACTTAATAAGACGGCTTACATATTTACGGGAACGCTGACGGGTGATCGTGACATCATTGTTCCGAATACAGTTCAGCAATACTGGGTTAGCAATCAAACCAGCGGGTCTTATACTCTTGGTATAAGAACTTCTGGGCAAGCAAGTCCAGGGGCTAGTGTTCCTTCTGGCGCAAGAGCTATTTTGTATTGCGATGGCACTGATGTGGTTGATGCGGATACGGCAACGATTGCACTGCCCATTACAATTGCTCAAGGTGGAACTGGTGCTACAACAGCCAGTGGTGCGCGCACAAACCTAGGTGCAACTTCAATTGGTAACGCGGTATTTACGGCTGCAAATACAACTGCTGCGCAAGTTGCATTGGGGTTAAGCCCCATTGAGGGCGGTACGTACTAATGCCGCTTCAGCCGGTCATTGTTCGCTCTGAACCTGGTATAAAACGAGACGGTACCAAGTTCGAAGGCAATTATTACGTTGACGGACAGTGGGTTCGATTTCAGCGTGGACTGCCCAGAAAGATAGGCGGGTATCGTGCGCTTCAAGATCGTTTGGACGGTATTGCTCGTGGTATGCATATCCACAATCATAATGCATATACATACGTGCACATTGGAACGTCGGATGGTGTGTTCCGATTTCGGCTAGATCAGAACGGTTTATCCAGCATCGTTACTAATAGAACTGATCCCTCGTTTGTTTCAAATGAAAACAACATGTGGCAGTTCGATGTGGCGTTCAACACCACAAATAACCAGAACGAGATTCTGGCGCATGTTGCTCCAAACGTAGCTGACATCTCATCGGATGCCCCGGGGCAGTTGTATGTTGGATATGACAACGGTACTGCTCCGCTAACTCCAGTTCCGTCGCTGACTATTTCTGGCGGTATTGTTGCGCTGGCTCCGTATGTATTTGCGTATGGATCAGACGGCTTCATCCAGTGGAGTCGCGCTGGTTATACGGATAACTGGAGTGGCGGTGATGCGGGTTCTGCGCGTATTACTAGTCAAAAGATCGTCAAAGGTCTTCCGCTTCGAGCCGGTGCCGGTAATGCGCCAGCCGGTTTGTTCTGGTCGCTGGACTCTTTGGTTAGAGCTTCTTACGTAGGTGGAACTGCGGTATTCCAGTTTGACGTTATTACTTCGCAGTCGAGC